ATCTTCACCCATCTTATCTAAGATTTTGTGAATACGCTGCATCTGTGCCTTATTGGCCAAACCAGCACGAACCAGAGTGTCAAACTTTGAATAGTCTGACTTCTCTTCTTCAACGATAGACTTAAACTCTAATAGTGATTTCATTGTTCTTCTTGAACTTCTTCTTGTGGTGAACCACCAAACAATGATGCAGCTAACTCTTGTTTACGGTTGTCTAATGCTTCAAATGCCTTTGCAGACAACATATCAGACATGGTATTCTTTGCACCGATGGCATCGCCTGTTGCAATTTGGTTAATAAAATCTGTCATATTTTTCTCCATTATTTCCTATTTATATTAAGCGCTGACTTCTCAACTTCAGCATCTAGTTCCGGTGTAGCAGATTCGAAAGATGTTCTCTCTGCACTATTATCTTCTGGTGGAACTTGTCCTTGTTGTTCTTGTGCCTGTTCATCGCCAGGCTGAACAACTGGACCTTCTTCTTCAATTTCTTTTTCCATTTGTGTAATTTCTTCATCAGTCATTTGCAATACATTCTTGCGAATCCATGCAGCTGAATAATATTTACCAATAAATGGGTCCAGCATTGTTGCTGTGTTAACTCTTTCACGCAACAACTCTGCATCACGCATTTCGGTAAAGTTATTGTCTTTAATGAAGTCATAATAGATTTGTTCTCTAAAATCTTCCCATTCTTCAGTAGTGCAAATGCCTTTTAATACTAATTGTATCTTTAATGAATGGTCAAATATCTGTGCAAACTTGTTGCGTAATCTATTAACGAATTTAGCAAACTTAACTTCATCACGAGTGACCTCAGTTGTTCTACCAAGACCCATCATACTGCCATTATTTGTATCAAGGCGAGATGCTGGGACATTTAATGAATTTAATAATTTCTTTTGGAAGTATTTTACATCTTCCATTTCACCAAGATTTTGGCCACCAGGTAATGTAGTAATTTCTGTACCTTTACCACCTTCACGGCGAGGTAACCAAAAATCTTCAAGCATAGACATATGTTTACGCTCATCACGAATTTCACCTGTGCTTGCATCGTAAACTAGTTTGTTACGATACTGAATCATGATAGAACGGATATATTGTTCAGCTTTACCTTTTGGTAAATTACCAACATCAATATAAAATATACGGCGTTCTGGTGCTCTTGATATACGGTAAATAACTACCGCATCTTCAATCATTCTTAATTGATTAAGAGCTTTAATTGCTTTATGTAAATATGAAATGACGAACACATTCTTTGCATCCATCAAACCAGAATTTACATTGATAATCGATTCTGGTGCAATACGCAAACCTTGTGTTGCATTTGCGGTAAATGTTTGTGTTGCTGCACCACGGTCATTGTAAACATAATATTCAGCCAACGATTTAATGATGTTAGCACCAGTTTTTGGATCTCGTTCTTTTTGAATCTCACGCACTTTACGAATCTTGCGTGGGTCGATATAACGAAGTTCTTTAATACCTTCTTTTGGTGCCTTATCATTAACGATAACATGATAGTATATACGACCATCAATGTACCAGCGTTTAAATAAGTCATCAGCTAAATTACTGAAGTTCAACATTTTTTGAATGTTGTTAAACTCTTCAATAATTTTTTTCTTAATTGATTCAGGTTGTTTTAAATTATCTAAAACAATTTTTAAAACTTCACCATTTTCTGTGTGACTAATTGCTTCGTTAACAATTTCATCAATTGCCATATCACACTCAGGGTGATTTGACATTTCACGGTATCGTGTAATTAATTCTATCTCGTTACGAGCAGAACCTTCTAAATCAACATATGTGCCGTAGTGAGCATTTTGCGTGATGGTTACCGCACCATCATCAATTGATTCCGTTGGAAGTGCAAAAGAAGCTTGTTCAGGTTTTTCGACCTGAACAATATCTTTTTGGCCTAAGGTGAAACCAAATAATTTTATTGCCATTAAAAATTCATCCTAAAAAAGTAAAAAGAAAGGCCTAACTGACCTTCTTTTCATCAAACCACTTGAGCTTCTACTGCTTCCCACCATTGGAAAGAAAGAGAAACAGAGAATTCTTCGATTGTATCGTTTGAACCCCAATCAACATCAATTGGTGCAATGTCTTGTGGGAACATTCCAAGGAAACGGTACTTCTTCAATACACTTCCTTGTTTACCAAATTGTGTTACATCAGCATCAACAGTATAACCGCCAGGGCTTCCTGCTAATGGATTACGAAGATTAAGGCTGTGACTATTGATTCCATTCATCCAACGCTCGAAAGCATTGCGAACAACAAAATCTTCATCATTGATAACTGTAATTGACCAATCGGTGAAACTTCTGTTTCCAGCAAATTTCAATTCACGACCAAAATATTGAACCGGCACAACACCGATTGTTGAGCCAGGTAGTTGAGCGGTTCTACACATGAAAGTTAATTTCTTCTGTGCATCTCCAGGCTGTGAAAAGCCAGGAAACGGCATGCTTACCTCAAATAAATTGGGGCGAGCACCGTCTCCTACCATCTGAGAGCGGAATTCGTTTACATTAAATGCCATTTTTTATTCTCCTATCTCTCTATTTATTAGAATCGGCCAACAACTTCTTCAAACGAAACACCTGTGCGAACTGCAACAAAGTTAAGTTGAATAAAGTTTACTGAGCGTGCGGGTTTGATGTAGATATCACCAACAAATTGGTTAGCATCAACTACATTAGCTGTGTTATTAGTATCATCACAAACAACACGATAGTCTGTGATACCACGGCGACCTTGTATATCACGCAAGAATGGTTCAACTAAGTTTACAAATTGAGCACGAGTAAACTGGTCGTTGAATTCAAACATTGAACTGCGAGCAGCACGAGCGATTGATTTCTCCAACACGATGAACAGACGGCGAACATTGATTCGGTCAAATACAGAAGGGCGATTCAACAATGTTTTGTCGCCAAATAGAATTGTACCTTCGCCTTGGAATGTAACAACAGGGTTGATACCTTGAACATACAAGTTATCACGCTCTGCTTTAGTTGGATTATATGCCAACTTAATAACATTCTTAACGATGCCACGATTTAAACCACCTGGTGAGAACCATGGGTCACGCTCTTGGTCCGTACGAGCACAGATACCAGCAATATCACCATTCAATGGAACAAAACGATACACATCGTTGTATTTGTCGTATTGATATTTGTAACCGGAATCTAAGAAAGCGTATGAAGAACTTGTCAAACCTGAACGGAATGAAAGGATTGCAGTTGCTTCTGAGCCGGCATTATTTACAACAGATGATTTAGTTGGTGATAAAAACACAATCGCATCTTTGCGAGATTCAGCAATTGAAATTAAGCTTGTTGCAATAGTTGCGTTACCTGGACCAGAAATTATCAATGATACATCGACAACATCAGGATTGGCAAGTAAACTATATGCAGTAGTAATTTCTGAGTTACCAATTGTACCGTCAGCACCTGAACTTAATGATGCAGTAAATGGTGTATTGATATTGGTAAATGTTTTTGCAACAGCAGTTGTTCCCCAATTGGAAGCGCCTGGCTGATATGAAGTCCACCAAACATATCTAGATTGGTTGGTAATAATTGTTTTATAGAAATTAGATGAACCATCGTTAGTTAATGCATCAGAGGCCTTAGAAACGAAAGCGTATTTTTCTAGAACTGTATTTGCAACACCACCTGAGAATTGGCCGTCTTCGTCAATAACAATGACATGCATCTCATCACCAGAACCACCTACACCTGAAGTGTATGCTGATGTGCTTGGTGCAACACCAAATTGGTCAGCATATTGCCATTTACGCAACACAGCAGCACCAGCAGTGACAGCAACAGCGGATGCCACATTGATATAACCAGGTGATACAGAAGTTGTGCGAGTATATGTTGTACCACCGTCAAAAGAAACGAGGTCACCAGCATACAAATTAGCAACAGGAGAATTCGTAACTGCAACAACAGTATTACTTGTGCCACTAGATGTTACGATGGTTGTGTCTGTAACAGTTAAGTTTGATGAGAAAGCTTGTGTTGAAGAACACATAGAAACACGCAATGTGTTACCTAAAGCACCAGCGCATCTTGCGGTAAATGGACCGGCACTTGTATTTGCAGTAGTCCAATTATTTGCATAATCGTCTGAATTTTTAATTAAGTAACCAACTCCGTTAGCACTAGCGTTAAGAGTAGAGGTTGTGTTCGCAGCACGAACAATTTTTAAGTTATTAGAATATGCTAAGAAATTTGCTGCCGAGAACCAGTATTCATAATTTGTATTGTCTGGTCTACCAAATCTCTGAGCAAGGTAAACCTCATCAGAAATAGTAACCACTTCGCCAACTGGACCCCAGTTAAAATTTCCAGCAATACCGCCAATTGAAGTAGCGGTTGAAGGTACAATTGTAG